TCCGGCGGCATTAATGACGGTGTGCATATGGTCTGTGCTTAGAACAGCATCTCCAAATACACTTCTTGCCAAAGAACCACCAATTGATGTAACTGTTCCATTTACTGTTAGGTTTGATTCAGCAGTTAATGTTCCATCTCCATCGGAAGTTAAAACCCTATTAGCACCATCACTGGCAATAATTTCTTCTATATCTAATGTAAGAGTAGTAGCATCAGTAACAGTCAAACCATCACTTACAGTAATACCGTCTGTTAAATCTAAATTTACAGTAGCATCTCCGGTAGTAGCACCGCCACTTAATCCTGTTCCAGCAACTACTGATGTAATATCTCCAACATTGGTTGTATAACCATAACCTTCTATCTTTGCTTTAATTGCTCCAGCAGACATTAAATGGTCGTCAGCGTCAGTGAACTCAGAACCAATATCAATATCATTAAACGCATGTCCACCAAGAGTTATTGAACCCGCAGTAGTAAATCCGGCGGCAGTTATTGTTCCAGTTGTAGTATCGTTTCCACTATTAATTAAAAACGCATCATCGACATTTAAAGTAATTGCTCCACTTGAGCCTCCACCGGATAAATTTGTTCCAGCAGTTATGCCAGTAATATCTCCTTGTGGTGCTAATGCATTAATTTGAGCAACTGTGACTGATTTAATTACATCGGAAGCATTTGCATCTTGAATAATAACTTTATCATCACTAGCGGGGTCTGTACCTAGTGCGTTAATACCAGAAATAAATAAACCTGCACTTGTCCCAGTAATTGCACTTGCTTCTGTATAGGTGGTACTGCCAGCATCATATCCTATACTGATTGAGTTCTCGCTCTTAGCCGTAGTCAAATACTGAATAGACCTACCATCTACAGTTCCCCCTGCATCTAATTTAATTATAGCAACAGGAATATCGCCAGCATCTAGTTGCGGCACTGCATTAGTATCAGCCTTATCTCCTCTAATGGCCAATACATTTGTAGAGGCATTAGTGACTACTAAGACGAAGTATGAGTTTCCGGAGGCAGGTTCATCGAAAGTAGAGGGAGTTCCTTGAGTAAAAGTATCAGTAGCAATTTCTGGCATTAGTTTTCCATCTCTAATAACTTTACCCGCCCTCACTACAAATTGGGTATTTCCACTGGAGTTTGTCTGTACGATACTAAAGTTCTTAGTTGCGTCTGCTGTAGTTCCGTTTAGAATAGCATAACTGTTCTGCAACCCTACTGATAGTGCCTTAAGCAACCCACTATGGGGGAAATCTACACCATCAACTAATCCACTACCTGCGGGATTAGAATGGAATCTACTGTACTGTCCTATGTTTCTGCTGTCTGTCATATCACTCAACCTCTATGGTAATGTAAAAATCAATTTCTTCTCCGGAAGTAAATGGCCCTATTCCATCGAATGTAACTCTAGACAACATTTCTGTATATCCACTATTAAAAATCGCTATTTCTCTTATTGTATAGCCAGCAATGGATGAACCCAAAACCGTGAATTTGAAATCTACAATGTTACCATCACTAGTAGAGGAAGAGGCAGTTATGTCGTAGATGGGTACATCTAAATTAGTTGCAGATGGGTCAGTAGAATTGCCTCCTACCCCCACTCTAGCCTTTGTAAATGTACTTTTCAAATGCAAGGCAATGTTTTCTCTAACGGAATCTACTATCAAAATTCATCCTCCAATATAGTTGTAAGAGTATTTCCGCCAGACGCTAGACCTAAATTTAGGTCGAAGCCTAGTGTCTGCTCAAAGCCAAGATTGAAAGAGTTTGCGCTTGCGTTAGCCCTCTTTTTGACGACTAACTTTCTTTCAGTGATGCCTATTTTTCCGAAGTAATCTCTTGAAGTACGGACATTGTTGAAAGCCTCACTCCTAGCATTTGCTTCTATCTTTTTATTATTTTTCAAGATTTCAGCAAATCTATCGGTTAGGCCCTTAGTGAATTTACCAAGTTCTAATTTGATAGTACCCATTTGAGTATGTTCCATTTCCAAAATGACATATTGAGAAGAAGCAATTCCTTCTTGTAATAGTTCAAGTTCGATAATATCCGAGGGTCTTATTTGTCCTAAACTTCTATGTCCTAGTTCTAAAGAAACCTTCTTGTTAGAACTGGAATGTAGCCTTAGTAGATTATACGCCCTACTATCTACTTCTTCTTGAGTGGACAAACTATCGTCATTGACTTCTAGCACCTTTCTTCCTCTCTTACTAATGCTACTACCGCTCTTTCTAATAGCAACCTTATCTTTAGAGTAGACCCTTACTTCATTGTAGAAGTCAAAGAGAACATCGGATTGGCTAAAGTTCACAATTTGTAATTCGTTTTTTGAATCTGTAATTTTTATCTTCGGTGAAAAGGTTGAATCTTTTTGGTCCTTAATTGAGAATTTGTCATTATCATAAATTAATTGTTTGTTCTTCTTTTCAATTAAGTAGTTGATTGCAGAGAATAAATCTACCCCCTTTAGATTAGGTGCTACGACTAGCGGATATTCGTCAGTATAACTAGTAGTGAATTCTATGTCATTCTCTTCAAAGAGATTATTGATGAGAGTTTCTGTTTCTTCTCCAATAGTGACTCCAGTACCTATGACTGCTCTAACTGGCTTGCCTTTTAGATTCTTATTCGTGGTGATAGTAATGGTATCCGATAATGAAACTATACCCTTAGTCAACTTGTGTTCTCCAAATGTAATAGTAAGTCCTCTTCCTGTTATGTCACTATCTCCTGTTCCTAGCCAATCTATTTCAGTTGAGGTTTTGAAGGCAGTATTACCATCGCTAACGCATAGTGTTGAAGGTATTTCTGCCTTCTTAGTTGTCATATCAGCGAATTGATATAGGGCCAATAGTGGACTTCTAGATACAACATGTTCCTTTGTACCACTGACCACCTTTCCATCTAAGTCTACAGTACAATACATAGACAACACTCCTTCGTTATGACCCATATTTTCTATTGCAGTACCAGTGCTATATGCTAGGCTTCTCTTAGGAGAGTTTTCATTCTTTATCAAATAGTTTTTGATTGTACCATAGGTTTCCTCTTTATATGGCATCTTAGTATATTCAGATGATAGAGTGTTTATTTTAATTTTACTAGGAGTATATTCGTAGGTACAAGTTTCATTGGGTTGCATAACTCTATAGTATCCAGTAGGTAAATCAACATCACTTAGCACTATATGTCTTTTAGGAGAACTACCACTGTCTATTTCATGCGTAACTACATAACCCATTGAAGTAGGGGAGATGTCGTTTATTGCAGGTTGTTGCTCATCTAAATTCACTGTTTGGGTAATGGCAGTACCGGCCCCATATTCTATCCCCTTTTCCGATACCAAATAGCATCCTGTTAAGTCTTTAATGAAATCTAAATATGGATAGTCGCTAGAGTTTAATGTGTATTTATACAAGGTGGTTCCCGATGGACCTCTTACAGAAGCACTACTAGGCAGTTTAATTCTAAGTTTGAATCCCATATAGACACCCTCTCCGTCGCTAGTCGTTGTAGATTCTAAATTACTAGAATCACCTCTTACGGTTCCTATTGGATTGTCAAATAGATTAGGTCTTACTGTAAATCCATAATTTAGCAAAGTTCCATTTGGATATACTCTTAAATGGGCGTTGTTAATTGGCGGGGTTACTGTTCCCGACTCCGATAGAATTGAGCCATTTTCTATGTCAAATCTATCCAAAACTAAACCCATAAACCCATATCTTAGGAATTGAGAAGGAGTGGTAGCACCGACATCGGTGTTTAAAAGAGAATTATAGTGTTTTAATAATAGACTAGAATGTCCGGTCACGGAAGGGTAGTCGATGAACGGGTCATTATTACTAGAACTTCCTTGAGTCATTGGTAGGATTAAATGGCTGTGATGATTGGTAGTAGCAGTGAGTGAGTTTAGTGCGCTTCCCATCTCTGCCGTAGAAGTGTCGTTTAGGAATTTACCGCCATGAAGTATTGAAATCAAAGGGTGGATGCTAGAATCAAACTCGGAAGCCCCTTTGCTATCACCATGTCCTCTAAATACGGCTTGGTGTTTAACTGCCTTGAACAAATTACCTGTAGCAAATCCCCCCGAACTAGTTGTCTTTATTATCTTTCTAGTAGAATCTCCATGATACAAATTCTTTAGCGTTATTATAGTGGTCGAAACACTAGAAACTTCTCCAATCATGTTTCCATCGCTATCACAAATAATATCATTAGCATTAAGGCCGCTAATTCCACTAGCAGAACCAACAATTATAGTATTGTCAGCATCATCAAAGTTAAAAGTCACTCCTAAGTCTGTAAATTCATAAAAGTGATAATTAAAGATTCTCATTGTTTTTGTTTTGTTTGGAAGGTGTTCTGGGTTTATTTGATTCATAGTTGAATCGAAAACTAACTCGGTTAATCTCATTAAACCAAAAGTAGTCATTTTAGTAATGTCTTCTACATCGTATTCTAGAATGGCCGCAGTATCATAATCACTGTCTAAGTATTTCTTCGCCTTTCCAGAACCCCCATACTTGGAGTGTTTATCGGAAGTAGTATCTTCTGTTGGTTTGTTCAACAAATATAGACTAAAGTTTTTCAAATCTCTATTAGAGTAGAACAAACTATCATCTCTCAATTTACTATACGGTAATAAATCCGAAGTCGCAAATAAGAAAAGTCTAGCGGCCTTGGGGTCTAACTGTTCTAGGAAATCTTTAATGAAGAAATTAGATTTAATTCTACCACCTAATGTAGAGTCGTGCGAAGTAAAAACCTTATCTCTAGAGTGACCTGCTTCATGTACCACATAATCCCAAAATAGTGAACCACTAGCGGGGAAGTATCCTCTTTCTTCAACTGGCAAATGTAAGTGAGAAGTTTCTCTAAATCTACTAGGTATTTTTTCTAAAGCGGTAGAACTTCTTCCTTGATTCATTTTGTAAGCCGAGGCATAGTATTGAACAGAACTACTACCGTCATAGTAATTAGCATCGGAAGCCCTACCGACCTCTTCTTTTTCTGCTGTGCTAGCATCAGTAGTGTGGTATTTGCTAGCAATAACTTGTGTTTTTCTATTAAAAATTCCTTTCTCAATATGGTTTATTTTGTAAAGTGGAACCCCATATTTTTCAACATAGGTTTCAACTAAATCGTGAGATAGTGCTGTAGTTGGCCTAATGTAATTGTAATAGGTTGGCTTCTGCATATCATCTGCGCTGTAGTCAACCCCTGCATCTATTCCATATAGAGAATTCAATAGCGTCACCATCTTACCTCCATGTAAATGCTCTCCATTTACTAGGTACAAATTGTGAGTATTTTTTCCGGAATACTGATTATTTACAGCAGTTGTGAACCCTAATGTGGAAATAGTTTCTCCGGAACTGAAATTGTTCACCGGCCTATCCAAGAAAACCCTCCAAGTATCTACCCCGCTTGAAGTTGTATTATAGCATACTACTTGGGTACAATATCCTACAAATACAGAACTCAAATAAATAGGCAATCCTACATCTGCTACTGCTTTAATAGTAGAAGTACTAGATGGAGTAATGTCTAAGTACTTGTTAGCATCAACATCGAAACCACCATTGCCTCCTGTAGTAATGCCTATTGTGGTTAATGTCGTATCGTAAGTATCGTAATCGTTGTGGTCTACTCTTCCTAAAGTGACTGGAAGATAAGGGGCTAGTTCTATAGTGGTCTTTCCATCTACAGTAGAAGTATTCAAAACAGTAAAATCAATCAAAGTATTGACTGTTTCAAAGGTTTCATAATTTGTACCTCCATCGCTTAATTTGGCTTGGAATGCTTCTTCCTTGCCTATCGAAGTAGGGTGCTGTATGTGAAAACCAACGGCATTATTGTCAACGCCGGAAGTTCTAGAAGTAGTGCTACCGCTTAATAGCGTACCATCTAGTTTTTCGCCACTGTTGAAAAGTAATCCTTTGTCACTATTTCCTCCTAGGCTAGTGGCAAAGGTAGGTAATTTATTGTTAGAAGATAGTGCTTTGTTTAGAATATAATTGGTTTCTACTTCTTTCCATAGTTGTATTTCATTATGTGTAGAAGTAGGGCTTGCTTCTGTTAATGGTAGATTCTTTAGGGTTATTGTTGTAATTCCAGAAAGAGGTGAGTTAGAAACTTGGCTCGCTCCTTCTCCTATATATGCCACTACACCATTTGTATATTTTACAAATAATTTTTTATTTTCCAAAGTAGAAAAAGTGCCAGTCGCAGTAAAGGTTTTACTGTTAAAGTCTATTCCACCCTGTAGAACTGCCACAAGTTCTAACTTATTGTGTGGACTCCTAGTTGAATAAATTACATCTTCGGAGAAATTAGAATTACGATTTACTATTGGAGAAATTAGTTTTGAATAATTATCTCTACCAGAAATCGTAATGGTACTCATACCCATATTCTTGTCTATTTCTATTTGTTCTATTTCCCCGTTAAATCTCTCTACTTCAATGATATATTGTCCGGAGATATATTCCAAAGAAGTGTAGGTGCTATAGTATTTTTTTCCTATTGAATTAGTAAAGGACAAAGTTAGAAACTTTTGGTCTTTGCTTGAACCTGTCACGGTTGCTTCTAGTCCGGCATAGTTCTTATCCAAGAAAACTATTCTTAGTTGGCTTTCTCTACCTTCCACGAAAGGAAAGGTGGTAAGTAGATTGTTCTTAGATGAACTAAATGCCCTACGGTATAATCTATCCCCTGCACTCAATGTATAGGAAGATGTAGAAAAGGAACTTTCTGTATCTAATCTAGAACTAGAAGTGAAAGTAATGTCTTGTGTAAATGCACTAGTATTGAAAGCATCAATTGTATTGACTCTTAATACTCTAGACCCTACCATAATTTCATCATCTTGTGATAACAAATTTGCTAAATCATATCCCTCTTCTGTAGTAAATGTGTACTCATTTCCTGCGACATTCGCTTTCACTGTCGCCTTTAGCGGAAACCATTCAAAGAACTCGCCCCTGTGTTGTTGCTGTCGAACTCTAAAAGCCTCAAACTCCCCTACCTTTGAGGACATGATTCGAGAGGTGTCTACAATTTTTGCCTCCGCATAACCCCCCCTGCCTCCATATGATTCTTTCAAATTGGTGCTAAGAACCATAGGGGCTTCGTTGGCTGTTTCGGGAGAATAACCGTAGTGAAGATACCGATAAGGCCCAACTAGATTGAGAGTCGATTTTACATTGTCGTCGTCACGCCTAGCGTGGTAAAACGATTCATCGTAATCTGTGAAGTCGTTATTCGCTAAAGTCAATCCTTCATTTGAAGTTTGTTTGGTACTAGTATAACTACTAGTACTGGGGTCGTCTAATGTTTTTAGATTATCAACGAGAGTAGTTTTAATGTTAAATTTGCTGTAGTCCTTAACAGAAAAACCATAATCTTGAGAAGTGATAAATGTATTTGTTACAAATGAATTAATGGTATCACTACCCATTTGAGAAGAAGAGTATTTGACATAATATTTTTTATTGTGGTCTAGTTGATTCTTCTTATCTAGTCTAGAATTGTGAAAGTAAAATAGAGGCTTGGAACATAGTAGAGATTTATTCATCCTGTAAGTAGTGCTACCCGCAGTAATTTCAGTAGCAAGAACCCCACTACTAACCGCTACAATAGTAGTTTCACTTTCAGCATCTCCCCTGAATACCATGAATTTAGTATTCTTAGTAATAGAAGAACCAAGCCTTGGCTCAAATTCAAAACTATCTCCTGCTACATCGTCAGTAGTAAATTGCGTAATTCTAGCAAAGTGGTGTGTTAAACCGCTATCCGAGTTTATCAAGACATAGTGTTCATAGCCACTATCAGTAGAATTTAGACGAATACCTTCTCCGGAAATACTATCATAGCATTTTATTTTGTACCCCTCAGTATTTTCCAAATTAGAATATTGTGTACCGGCAGAATCCGAACCTTGTAATTGCTGAACAAAGGTGTCATTATTAGAATCATCAGTAGAAATATAAGTGAACATTCTGTGAGTATCAGTACAAGTAAGCGTATCGTGAATAATAGGATTCGTAGGGCAATCGAAATTGACATTGTTACCTGCGTTTCCTAGAGTGGCTTCCACAGTAGGATTTATTGTAGTACCCTTACGCATTGCATATACTGTCATTGGTCTATCTCCTCGAATCTAAAGTAAAGTACTGTGTCTGCAAATCTAGGAGTTAAATTATTGACATTGAATTTATTTCTAGCCCCTCTACTCATTGCGAATTCGTGAAACTCCCCCATGAATTGCTTATTGGTAGTTGCGCTATTTTGACCAGTAGCCCCGCTACCATTAGCACCCAAAAATAAATCTTCTTTATCCATAGCAAATGTTCCACTTCCCGAATGAGTGGCACTTGCTACTTCACTATTATTAAAATAAATTGCCATTACTTTGCTATCCGAATCATAGGTAGCGGCTATATGAAATAGCCCATCAACATAAGATGGATTCATTGGTGCTTTGATATAGAGGTCTGTTGAATTTAGTGCAGTAGATTGAGCAGTATCTAAAGTCACTGCAAAAGAATCTCCGGAAGAAGATGATGGAGTAGCGGCAACCTTTCCTATGGAAGTAAAACCGAATCCATTCTTTATGAATAGTTCTTGGTCTTCGTGTAGTATGTTGTTTGCAGTGGAAATAAAAGTCAAAGTAGTTCCACTATTTCCACTTGATTTTGTTGTTTTAGCGTAGACATGACTGTATTTACCATTGGAGTCAAAAATACCTTTGGCATACGAGGCTTGTGTGTGACTACCAAGCGGCCAATTAATTCCACTAGAAGGCAAAATTAATGCAGAAGTTTCTAGGTTTTGGGTAGTAGTACCTAGTGTGACAGAAAATTTAATCTTGTATTCTGCGGGTTGGTTTTCATTATGCAAAGTAGTATTTATCAAAGAAAGTTGTGCCTTACTGCTGTGAAATATTCTCATCTCATGTGTATGCTTTGCTGTTTCAGCCAAATAGTAATGAGAAACATAATCTGTTTGTGTCACATCTTTGTCAATTGCTGGCATTACCTTTCCGGTGTCTGTTGATACAAAATTTAAGGCTCCTACGCTATGCCTACCATATCCGTTTAAGTCGTATGGGGTCACAGTAGCCTCGATAGTAAATGCGTCGTCTAAGGACCAAGGACCATACACTACATCGTCACTACTACCAATACTAGCATCTGCTCCTATCGCAATATTATCATAATAGTCTATTTTGACATGACCATTACACATTACAGGGAAGACTAAACTTCTTTGCTTTCCTGTTAATATTCGATACATAATTTCACCTCACGAAAGAGCGTCTGCTAACTTGGTAGCAACCTTTCCACTTGGGAATACTTCTGCGATTTCAAACTGCATACTAAAACTCACATCAATAGTTTCCGAGTCTATTGTAGTTTCAAAACTTCTAATGAACCCTTTCATTCCCTCGGAAGTACTAGAAGTAGGAAAATTACTAACTACTCTACCAACAGTTCCGTAGTTGTCTAACTTACCACCTTCTCCTCTAGAAGAGTAATTAAATGGAATAGTAGTAGCCGTTCTAGCGTTGCCGTCTGCCCCTACCTTAGAATCATATAGAAATACTAGTTCGTTGATAGATTGGAATGTTTGTAATCCAGTAGAGTCTACGCTAGAATGAATCATTTGTGCTATTTCAATTGGAGTGTAAGTTCTAGGCCCTTCATCTTCTGTAGCCAGTCCATTCCATTTTTTATTGATAGCCTGTTCTGTAATGAAACCTTGCATACTCACACTCTTAGAAGCCATACCTAAGTCTAGTGCGGCAGTCACAGATTCTCCGGATAAAGCCCCCGATAAAGGGACTTCAATGGAAGGAATTGTCTTGTTAGTACTGATGCTAAGACTAGTGACCTTCAAAGGAATGGTATTGATAGATAAGTCGTCACTTCTGTATGCTCCGAATTTCAAAAATACTACATGGTCTAATGCGCTCATACTATCATGCTCCTAAACTTCTAGAGGAAGTCGTTCTGTTGATTTCCTTGTTAATCATATTACCAACCTTCTGTGCTATGATTCTTAATTCACTATCGGAAGACCCAACTCTACCGTTGATATTGACAGTGATATTATTTCCTCCACTGCTCATCATTTTTCTAGATTCTTGGTTAGAATGTACTCGACTTCCCTTTGGTAGTCTTACCAGTTCCGGACCTCTTTCTCCAACTAAGGAGAGGCCGCTCTTAGTCACACCGCCGTTAGCAAATGGGTTTATTGCCAAAATAATAGCCCCTATTGCCGCCACAATAACACCAGCAAGAAGGGCCGGTAATGAAAATATTCCAAAAGCAATCAAAGGAACAAGCGCAATTAAGGCTCCTATAGCCATGAGAGTTATTGCTATTTTATTTATTTCATTCTTAAAAGTGCGCTTCACATCATCAATTTCTTTACCCAATATAGTCGCTATTCCAGCCAAAACGGGAGATAACAAAATAATCATTATGCCCACTGCTACTTCTAATAGGCCGCTAAGAGTTGTAGCAAAACCTTTCAGTAAGTCGGAAAAACTACCGTCTTTAAAAATAGCCTCATACATCAAAGTCAAACCGTCAAGAACAGTACCCAATCCTCTCCCTATTGTACTAATACCTACCATTGTTAATGCTAAAATGTTACTAGCCCACTTCATTAATCCCTCTCCAGTCACCCCCAACCTTTTCGCAATTTTAACGGCGGCATATACGCCGAGAATTACAAGTAATCCTATGACTAACGCCTTTCCTATTACAAGTAAGGAAACGGCGAAAAACATACCTGCTTTTTTAGCCACCTTATCTAATCTTTTATGATAGGAAAGCGCCTTACTACTCAACCACGCTCTATATCGTGACATCTTCTTTTTTCTTCCTCTTTCTGATTTTATGAACTCTACTATGCTACTATTTTTAATTGCTTCTATTCCACCTTTTATAGGGGCTTTTATTCTTTTCATTAAACTTTCTTTACTAGTCACTTTGGAAGAAAGAGTTCCTGATTCTAAACCCTCAAACAAACCGGCAAAGGTAGGGGCTTCTTTCATTTTAAATATGGATTCAAGTTGGTCTTTGGATTTCCTAAAGGAACCCCCAACTCCATAGAAAACACTAGCGATAAAACCCTCTTTATTCCCCCCTGCTAAGGGTTTGGCAACGAATGTATCAATACCGGATAACAAGGTATCCAAACGATTTTTAAAGATGAAATAACCGGGGACTCCGTACATCAACTTGTGGAAAATACCGGCAGGACCGCTAGTTCTTCTTAAAAAACCCTTTTCCGCACTACCAATAAATCTAGTAAGTAGTGTTTCTACTTCTTTAACATCTTTAGTAGTTTCTTTAGCAGATGCTCCCAAAGTTTCCATTGCTTTGCTTTGTGCTTTCATAGCAGTACTAGATGCCCTTAGAATAGTAAGCATCTCTTTTTGAATTTTAACCAAGCCGCCCATGTTGTTAGCGACCTTTTCAAGATTCAATTCAGCCATACTATCACTTCACCTTATTCATTTCCTTGTTCATGGCTTCGGCTTTAAGTTCTTCTACATTTCTGTGTATATACAAAAAGTCCATTACCATACTTGCTGGCATTTGCATCACTTCTAAGGGACTTATTGATAATGCACTAGACAATGTATAGGTGATTAAGAGAGATGCCATAGCAGGGTCTTTACTCCTACCATTAAGGGCATCTCTCACTCTTCGTTTTTTGCTGAATCCTCTGCTAGTGATTCCATTGGGTTAGGTAGCACTTCTTTCAATTGTGAGCCGATATACGGCGTGAGTCTAATTAGTTCAAGAGTAGATAGACTTGGTTCTGTGCGAACAACAAACTTCTCTACTAGATAGCGGTACATTCCATTTAGGTCAATGTCAAAACTTTGTGTCTTGGCATCAATGTTCATTAGAGAAGTCATAGCCTGTTCTACTTCTAGCCATGTAGGTTCTCTAATCCAAACCTTAAGATATTCGTCGCTTTCCGGTGACACTCTTAATTCGTGACACTTCTCTTCTTGTAGTGCAAATAATACACTCTTATTTTTTACGGTATTTTTCTCCATAGTTTTCTCCACCTTCAAAACCAACAAACAAACAAACGGTGTTGGTGGAATATTACTCTTCTTCTGCTACTTTCTTAGGGCGACCTCTTTTTTTCGGTGCATTCTTAAGCAAGTGTAGGGCTTGCATCTTAGCAAGTTTTTCTTCTTTGGTTAATATATCGACCAAAGAAATCACCCCTGCAGAATCCAGTGAGTTTTAGCAGTGCATGTTCCAATACTTCTAGCCATAATTGTACCTTCTACAACTACAGGCCCTTTATCTTCCGGCATAGGCCAAGAGTTAGTCGTTAGGAAATAATTGTCAAACGCCAAGTTAATTGCCTCGCCGTTTCCTTTAGTGAAACTTAGGGTAATGTTGCTTCCTGTCGTTTCACTAGTATTTAGCAATTCATTGTAGAGTTTATCGTCAGTGACCATAGCACTGAAAGTCATTTCGTAAGTTCTTTGTGCTGGAATAGCATCCTTAACTCCACGACTTCCAATTCCAATAAATCTCTTATCTGTGAGCGTGTTATTCATCGTTAAAGTAAAGTTAGTAATCTTCAATAGTTCTTGTCCAAACATATTGATTGTACCATCCGAGAAAAAGAATGGTTCTCGGAAAGAATCAGTAGAAGAATAATTGATGAATTGTGTTTCATCCGTCACTCCTCTTCTTGCCTCATACAATTCAGTTTTGGCTAGAGAATGAACATTTCTACACATTAAATTCATACTCATCTTGAGTTCTTCGTTTTCATTAGCAGTAAGAGTTAGAGTATTGACTCGGTTTCCTCTAGCAATTCTAACGAAGTTCAAATCTTCATCTGCGTTAGCGTTATTGGTTCTATATGTGTTAGTGGAAGGAAGTTTGGAGAAGGACTGTTCTAAGGCGAAGGAGGGTAAATCTTCTCCATCTTGTTCTCCAAAGGTGTAAGTAATTGCGTTAATGATTGAACCATCTGTGTGTTCAGCAGGTGCAGTAATTCTCTTCATGTCACTTTCCGAATCATGCCCTCTAACAACAGGAGGAACAATAATTTTAGTAGTTCCTCCTTCGGTTAAGGTTCGATAATAGAAAGGCCCAGTTTGTTCGGGAGTCACTTCAATGATGTGAGTATTGGTAGTTGTTGCTATGTAGTGAGCGGGAGAACCTGCCGCATCTGCCGAATAAGTGACGGTGCTTCCGCCAGCATCCAAACCTTCGTGAATATCTGTAATCTTTCCAAAGAAATAGTACAACCATGCACCGTGATTAGCCATAACTCCTATATCAGCAGAACCAGCAGTTTCAATTCCTTTGTATTGATAGGTGTAGTTTCTAGAACCACCAACCATCAAATTAGTCTGCTTAGTTTCTATTTCATTATCGGGGAAGGTAAGAGAATCAATAATGCCAAGCCAATTATCAGCGTTTAGTCTAGCCGCAGAACCACTGGAAGATTTAGGGGCTGGACAAGGTGCGCCATATCTCTTGATTCTAAAGAAATCATTGGTAGCATCAATGGTTCCTTGAATTTGTGTTGCGAAGGTAATAGTAGTGGCAGTATTGGAAGTAATTCTATGTCGAGAAGTTAGGGCCGCATTGTCATAGTATTCGATAATACAACCAACATACAAGTCAATGACTAAGGAAAAGTTGCCGGTAAAATTGGTATCAATAGTGACAGTGCTATATCCCGTCACGCTATTATCAATTGTATTGCTGTTCGATTCAATGTATAAATCAACTTCGGGAACAAATGTCACCGATGCACCGCTTCCTAAAAATATATTATTGTTCGTCATAAAATCCCTCTCCCTTTTACAAACTTACTAGGGGATTGTCTGTGCGTATCTCTTTGCTGTTAATGTCACTTTATATCCAAAGAGTCGCTTCTTTCTGTCATTTGCTTCGCTTCGATTTCCAACTTCCAATAAACTAAAGCATGAACCATCGCTTGCAGTGTAACCCCGTCGTTTGCTCTCAAGTGCATGACGAAGTATCAAGTATAAAGACCTTAACCTATCTCTTCCGTAATTAGAATCTCTTGAACTGAACTTAATCGACTGTCCAGTTCTTGCTTTAGTTGGATTAGCCGATAGAACAATTTTAGTGCTATTAATGATGCTGTAGACGGTTGTACCATCTGGGATTCCCGTACCTGTGACTTCCATGCCTACAGCAATACCCGCAGTTGAAGTAAGAATCATGTTGCTACTACCAGTTGTATATGAACATCCCAAACCTGTGAGCGAAGTACCAACGGCTCTCTCATCGTGAATACAACGGAGGTGTAAAGTGAAAGTGTAAGTTTCATTGCGAACATCATAAAGAACCGTAGGGTATTCTATCGTGTTTCCATCTTCAAAAACTATGATAACATCTTTGCTAGAAAGGTCATACCTAGCACCCTGCCCCTTCTCTAAAGTCCTAACATCAATTAGGTTTGGCTTAGGTAATGCTACTGGAATAGTACCTGCTTGGTTTAAAGTAGTGGCAGAAGAAGACCAATTATTATCCAGTAAATCTAGAATTAGAGTGACTTCATCCATAGACCATTACCTCCATTATTGATTGAGAGATAGCCCTTTCTAAATCCTCTTCGATAAACCTAGCCAATTCTTCATCCGAAAAGGAAATGTCGATTCCTAGAATAGTAGAAACCCTCTCCATTTCTAATTGACGCTCTTTGTGTTTATCTATCAAAGAGTTTAGGGTTTCAGTAATCTTCAACATATCAATCCTTTCCGTCAAATTTACCTTCTATTTTTTTATGAATGTTTTTAATCAAGGACTCAATGAATAAATTAGAGGTTTTTGAAAACACACTAATTGTACCGTTTTCTTTATTGTAAGAACCTGCGTTGTATTCATAGACAGGATAAACACCTTGGTCTTCTGCTTTTAATCTGTATTCTTCGCCAAAAATATCAGCAATTTCATTTATTTCGTCTTCAAAGTTTCTATACCACAAATCATACCAATCTACATCTAATGTTATTTGTATTTCTTTAAATGGTTTTGATATAAAGTCGTCATTATGACGACCAACATTTGGGTTAAAACTCAATATGTAATTAGGAAAATAAATCATTCCATTGTTGAACTCAAAACCCTCAAGTCCTTCCTTTCTTTCTATTGTATCAACAAGTTCCCGATACAAACCATTCATAAATTCTACTTTAGTGTGATAAGGAATGTGGGTTTTGCCACCACTATTATTTTTTAATATTTTTTTCCACATATCAATCCAACATATACACTAAGTCTTTCTTACCATCAATAAGAGCCAAGCCTTCTGCACGAAGTAAATCGTACTTATCCTTCGCTGATATGTTTGCTCCTGTTTCAGCAATCATTATTGTTTGGTCGTCATGCCGTAGAATTTCTGCCGCTACTAATTTGGTAGTGGCTTCGTGAACTGTAGAAGGTACTCTTCCATCACCGGCAACATAAGAAACAATGATTGAGTTCTTATTATGATAAGGATACTTCTTCAAAAAGAAGATTCTTCCATCGTCGTTCATCATCCAAAAGTCGCCCAAACGCTTCATATCTTCTTTGTCAGTAAAGGCTACAAGAGAACAGACTGTGGGAATTTCATTGGTAGTGGTAAAGGTTAGTGTGCTTGATGATGCAGAATTAGTAGCGGCTTTAGAAAGAGTGACAGTAGTTGAAGTATCAATAGAAGAAATAGTAGTAGAGGCTGGAATATTAGTTCCTGTGACTTCCATATCTACTGCTAATTTACTAGAATCGGCTACAGTCAAACTAGTACTGGAGCCGCTAGTATTGCAGGACTGCTGAATAGTAGCCTTTAGTGTGCAACCTGCTCCGTCATCACCGGATAGTAGAGATGAAATTAAGACTTTAGTACCATCTTGGTCGTCTTTCTGCGAGAAGAAGAAATCGGAAATATTCAGATTACCTGTACTAGATGATAGTTCCTTTGAAGCAGTTGCTCCTGTAAATTGAGATGTGTTCGAGGGAAACTTTTCGTTAATTAAATCAACAATTTCATTGTTAGTAGTCTTTATTCCAAAGGTAGTACAAAACTCATCGTTTGCTAAAGCGGAAACATCGTTTTCTGCTAACAGTTCAAAAGAAACTCCACTGTTAGGTAATTGGAAAATAAGAGAATGAATATCTCTAAAATTGTCTAGAAGAGTAATCGAGCCTTGAGCCGAAGCCAATTCTCGATAGGCGTTTCCTTCCCAAACTCTTAGACTTACAATCTTTCTAATTTTCATCTGTTGTAGTTGTATAAATCCTACATACCCACCATAGTAGGACATAATAGGACTTCTAGTAAATTCAAAATCTTTGAACTCATTCTTCCAAATGATAGGTCGATAAGAACGGTTAATTTTTTCATCGACCATACCTTCTATTCTCTTAATAATTGAACCGACTTGTGCGGCAGACGGATTAGTACCGGAAGTAAAAGGAGTGACTTGTAGTAGGTCCGACACTGCGGTTATATCAGTGTAGAATCCCTGTCCTGTAGCATAGTTTGGGTTAATTGAGGTATAGTCACTGGGGGAGGATGCTACTGGCATTATATCACCTTCTCTTTTAATTCGGCAAGTTCTTCTTCTAAATCGTCAAAGTTTCCTAGTATATCGCTTATAAAATCTGAAACAAATATTTGTTGTTTGGGTAAATTATCCCCTATCAAGCGAAGATGAGGCAAACCATAACTCGCCATTCTTTTAGCGTATTCTTCTTCGGTTTCTATTCTTGTTTTTTCGCCTATCTTTACAGTTTTTCCATATTTGAGAGGTCTTTCTGTAGGGGTCTTTATCCCTACTCTTTCATCTCCTTGACCCTTTACCTTTAGATTAGCCATTTGTGTGAATTTCAATTCAGTATATTCATTGATTATTTCAATGATAACTTCATTTTTTGCTTCAACATCGCCTATAACACCTATTTCAATAGCACTAGTAAATCCAGCAGACATAAACTTTTT